TCTACTTTACCTTCTTTATTGATCATTTAGATATTGCTCAACTGTTTTAAATTGTATTGTAACATTTTTATTTAATTGTGTCAAATCCGCACAGGTGTAAGACTGATATTGTCCTTTTAATGCTGTTGGCATAGGTATAGTTTCTATTTTGGCTCCATATTTTTTTGCTACCAATTCTGCCACGGATTGAAATGACACAGGAGCACCAGTACCCACATTGAATATTCCACTCACATCCTGTTGTAACATTTGACAATGCACATTACACACATCGTCCACACTCACAAAGTCTCTTAGATATTGATCACTGTTTTCAAAAATTTTGATTACTCCTGTTTCTTTTGCTTGTTGGGTAAATTTTGTTACGGGCGATGCTTGATCTCCTTTGTGTTCTTCATGAGCACCATACACATTAAAATATCTAAAACCTTGTACTAACACCTTAAATTCTCCCATGGCTTGTTGTATGAATCTATCAAAAAGATATTTGCTCCAAGCATAAGGTGATTGAGGATACACAGGCCCAGATTCTATGAAACTGTTGGTGTTGCCATACACACTGGCTGAACTGGCATACTGAAAATTTGTACCCATGGTATCACACATCTGCAACAGTTTCAAACTGTATTCATAGTTTTGGTCCATAATAAGTTCAACATTTCTTTCAGTGGTTGAACTGATTGCTCCAAGATGTATAACCCAATCGTATTGACTGGGATCAGGAAATCTATTAGGAGTATATTCGTAACATTCAACTTCATGTTTCATGTTCATTAAATGATTAACTAAATTTTGACCTATAAATCCTGCGGCACCTGTTACACAAATTCTCATACAGTATGCTTCCATAATTTTATTATATCATTTGCTTCAGTGGGCACAATGGGTTTTATAAATTCATTTCCGTGGTGAGCAAGAAAATTTACATTTATGTTCAATCTGCTTCTAGCATCAGTACAAGTTGATCCTGTGTGCTTCATGTAACTGGGGAAAACAACCATCGAGTTACCTACACTGTAAATTTTATCTCCATCATCGAATTCAGTAAAACCGTTGTTGGTATTAACATAGTAAATTGCTGTGTAACTTAACGGTACTCCAGTGTCTGTGTGCATTCCATGAGTGATAATTTTTTCTTTTCCTGGAATATTATTTGCTTTTACCCTAATAAAAGTATGTGGTCTTAATACTTCAAAAATAGGAAATAACATTTGCCAATAATTAGGAGCAGTTAAGATGTTGCTGACTTCATGAAATTTATGAATAAATTGAATTTGATGTTTTTCTTCAGCGCCAAACTCTGTGGTATCTACCACGTGATCGTGATAGTTCCAAGGAAAAGAATCATTTGTTATAGTTTTAAAAATATATTCGTAATGTTCCTTTGCTAAAACATCTGTACACAACATTTTTTTATTTTTAATTTCTATATTCATTTCATTGCTTTTTCTAATATGTTTGTGGTTGAGAACCCTTTCACTGTTGGAAATATTACAACTTCTGCCAATTCATTTCCTACTGTTGTTGCCACAGTGTAATCTCCACCCTTCACAATAACATCTGGATTTTGTTTTTTGATTGCTTCTAGTGGAGTATCTTCGCCAAACACAACCACTTTATCTACCCAAGGCAACTGTAATAATTGTTGTTCTCTAATCAAAGCGTTATTAAAAGGTCGTGAATCGCCTTTTAATCTTTTGACACTTTCATCAGAATTAATACCCACAATCAATTTATCACCTTGCTGTTTGGCAAATTTTAACAGTTCTAAGTGCCCTTTGTGTAAAATATCAAACACACCGTTTGTCCAAACAATTCTATCTTCAATATCAGTTTTTTTAACCACAGTAACGCCTCTGTGTTGTACAACTTGACTCGCACCTTTCAGTGCTAACTCACAAGCGTTCTGTAATGTGTAACCCATTTCATGATAGTACACAATTATTGCTAACACTGTATCACCAGCACCACTCACATCTGCCAATTCTACAGCATCTCCTGTTATGTGCTGATACACATTGTCACCAATCACATGAATACCATTGGCCCCATCGGTAACAATTAACCATTGCCAATGATTGTGAACTCTTTTGATTTCTGCACTGTGAGGAGTAAATTTTCCAAACCATTGTTCATATTCTTTCATGTTTGGTTTTACTAGATAAGCGCCATAGTACATGGCAGGATCCTGTTTGGGATCCACATATATTCTTTTAACTTTGCTTTCAATCTTTCTTATAAGATTTTCTTTGATGACTCCTTTGTTGTAATCACTCACAATGACCACATCGTCTTTTGTTAAATCTTTGATAAGGTTGCTCTGAGGTTCTTCACTTTCATAATGCTGTTCTTTATCCAATCTCAATAGATGTTGTCCGTCAGGACCTATCATACGTGTTTTGGTAGTAGTTGTGCCAGCATCTTGGCACAGATACGTTTTTATGTTGTTCTGCAGTAAAATCTCTTGGATTTTGTGACCAGGGGCATCGTTGCCCACCGATCCATAAAGATGCGTGTCTGCGCCGAGATTTGATAGGTTTAAAGCGAGGTTTCCAGCACCTCCTACGTTGTGATTGCGTGTATGTTCCTTCAATACTAAAGCACTGGCTTCGGGAGATACCTTGGTATCACTACCCTGTATCCATACATCCAGCATCACATCACCAATTATTTTCATTTGATCAATTTAAGCATTTTGAACACTGTGTCCAACTTGATTTGATTGGTTTTGTTTTGAAAAGTTTTTCTTAATCCTTGGTGTAATGGTTTGGGCCAATTGCCAAATGTTACCCAAGCATATCCATCGTGTTCTGTGTTTAATGTTGGAATGAATTCTTTTTCTACCACACAAAGATAAGTGTGATACAGGAAGTTTTCATCATTGCTGATGAATGTTTCCATGGGAATAGTTTTTTTAATTTTTTGTTCACCAATTTCTTCTTTAATTTCTCGTTGTAAGCCTTCCCACAAATTTTCATCTGATGTGGTGGTTCCTCCAACCAATCCCCACACATGGTTCTGTTTGCTTTGAGTTCTGTGTAATAACAAGAATCGTTTGGTATCCAAGGTGTAGAAGAGTGCTCCACACCCTACAATTTTACTGCTCATGCTAATAATTATGTGACTAAGAGATCTTCCAGGTTCCTTTTCGATATTCACCTTCGAACGACAATAACCATTCTGTACCGTTCCACTTATACTGTACACCTGTGTTTAGATTGGTAATGTGCGTTAATTCTTTAGTGGTGCTGGCATCAAAAATTACTTGCCAATTTGTACCATTCCACTCCACAATGTCATTGGCACCTGCTACCAAATCAATATTGCTGTCGCCTTTCCATGCGCCTGCACCATCTACATTGTCTGTAGAGCCAATGCCTTTTAGTAACAATAATCTTTTGCCAATCTGTTTGACATCTTTAGGATTAAATTTTGTAGGGTCCACAATGAAATCTACAGAACCGCTTGTTGTTGCAGGACCAACAATTACTGTGTCAGTTGGTATTGTGTCTTCGTCCCAATCAATTAATAACTGATAAGGATTGCTTTCGTTGATAGCCACAGTGCCAACCACTTGGGCATCTATACCTTCTCTATTCAAATATATTTTACTCAATCCGTTTTTAAAATTGGGAATTGTGTCAACGTTGCCATTCCAAACCAAACCGCCAATTGCTCCTTTGTGTATAATTTGTGCCACACTGCCCAAGACATAGATGTCATAATTAATACCAGTTGTGCCCAACACAGCATCTGTGTCTTTTCTAACAGCCCTGCTGTTGTCATCTAACTTAATACTATTTTCGTAACCATCTTGATATGCTTTTAACTCAGGCATAGTTTGACTGAGATCAATATTGCCAGTTTGTTCATTAAAAATACTTGTAATAATATGAGTAATCACTCCTAATTTTTTTACTTTTGTTGGTGGTGATATGAATATTGGTGTTGTGAATCCCAGTGTGGCAACATCGACTTCAGTTTCTGTTCCTAATGGAATAGTTCTTGACGAAAAATTAATGTTGGTAAGTTCTACCACACTTAAACTGGTCCAATCCACATAGTTGTCTGTGGTTTGAATTTCTAATGATGGATTGAACAACATCATAATTTGCTCCATGATCTGTAATTTTTGTTCTGTGTTAGATGTCCATATGTCTGCATTCAATGTCAATGTGTAAGGAGTCGGCATTAAACGCTCCACAGTAACATTTTTACCTTGGGTATTTAAATATTCGTTATTATTGGCATCATATGCTCTTTCTCTCACATGAATCTTGCTTACAAAACTTGAATCAGATAATCTTGTTCTATCCATTTCTACACCA